AGCCAAAAGAAAAAGAAAAAATCTGATTCTAATCTGTTATCAATGATTTCTTTCTGTCTAAATCATCCTGGATTCCCATATAAAAAAGATGAATTAAGAAAAGTTTGTATAGTTGAATTCATGGATAGTGTTCAACGTCTTCAAATTTATGAAACAACACATGCACTATATGGTGGTATGTATTCTGGATTTATTGATACAAGCAAAATAGATAAAAATCAATTTAATTTCATGCGTGATGTCCGAATCACTGCATGATTTTTTATTACCTAAAAATAAAAAATAAAGGAGGAATAACCTATGTCATTCAAATTAGGCGACAAAATTTATAAAGAAATTCTGTACTTTTATGCAGAAGACCTTTCAACAGAACTCCCTTTGTATGTTCTTACACAGCTTTCAGAAGCTACAGTAGAGATTACAGCAGAGTCAACTGAAGTAAAAGATAAGGATGGAAACCTTGTCAAGAAAATTTGGAAAGGTAAGAGTGGTACATTTAATGCAACAAATGCATTCTGTAACATGAATATTGTTGAAGCTTCTTCTGGAAGTAAAGCTATTTTTGCATCATCTGAAAATAAGGTTCAGATGCCAAAAATGTTCCGTGTGCCTGCCGGAACAAAGACAGTTGATCTTGGCGCAGACTTTGTTGAAGGAACAGTTAAGGTTGCACAGTATTTCGGAGATGGATCTATTGGAAAAACATACAAACTTGGAACAAGTGCAACTGCAACGGATTTTTCAGTAGCAAAAGAGACACATACACTTACTCTCCCAACAGACACTGAATCAGAAATGTATTTTGTAAAATATATTCGTGAAGCATCTAAAGGTGCTGTTATTACAAACAAAGCTGATGCATTTCCATCTTCTGTACGTGGAATTATGAAAGCCACATACTATAATCCATGTAAGAAAAATGAGCTTAAAGCTGATTATGTAGAGTTCCCATCATTCCAGGTATCTCCAGAAGTATCATTCCCTATCGGATCTGATTCTGCAACAATGGACTTCAAGGGAGATCTTGAAATCGACTACTGTGGAACAGATAAGGTACTTTACAAAATATACGATGCTGATGAAGTAGACAACATGTAAAAGAGTGGAGAAATCCACTCTTCATTAATTTGAAGGGAGAAAATAAGATGGCAAATAACAGAGTATGTCTGTGTTGTGGAAATACCTATGAGTACTGTGGTTCTTGTAGAAATGGCGTTAATCTCCCTGCATGGAAAAACTTATTTGACAATGAAAATTGCAAGGATGTATTCCAAACTGTAAGTGATTACGAGCAGAAAGCAATTGATAAAACAAAAGCAAAGAAAATTCTTGCTTCTTGTGATTTAAAACACACTTTTAAGAGTAATATCGTAAAACTTGTTGATGAAATCACAAAAGAAGAAAAGAAAGAATCTGTAATTCGTTCTTCTAAAAAGAAAACAGAAAAAACTGAGTGATTGATATATGAGTGTAAAGAAAGGGATGTATAAATTCATATATCATGAAATTATATGTCCCTATTTTTTACGATTTTCGTTATCAGAAAGGACTTAAAGGAAAAAATTAAATGAAATATGATAAAGAATACTCTACGACTTTTGTTGAAGAATTCAAATGGCTAAAGTCGAATGGTATTAGATATACATTCATCAAAACAGATGATTCTGGAATGACGGTGTGGAAATACGCAAAAACACCCGAACTATTTGAATCATTAAAAAATTTCTACATTAATAACGAATATTATGACTAGAGGTGTTATGCATGAAAGTTTATTTAGACAATGCTGCAACTACTCCGCTATCATCTTCTGTAAAAGATTATGTTGTATCTTTATTAGATTGTTTTTATAATCCGTCTTCTACTTATGATGACGGTAAAAAATCAAAGAGAATTATTGAAGAAGCACGTAGCAATGTAGCCAAGTTTATTAATGCAGATTCTGATGAGATTATTTTCACAAGTGGTGGATCTGCAAGTAATACTCTTGCTATTAAAGGATGTTATGAAGAAAACAATTGTTGTGTATTTTATTCTTCTATTGCACATAAATCAATGCTGAAATGTGCAGAAGCAACTTATGGTTCACAGAAAA